CAGCATGTTTCCAAAGAGGAAGAATCGTATAGGTCAGTTCCTGGATCCTTCCACAAGGTCTTAAGCCATGGGCGTGCTGATGTATATGGTACTTTCAAAGGTTTCTCGAGAGACTGTTCATTTCCAGATTTCGGGTTCAGATCGATAATAGTGTGTACGTTCGTCGTCAGTTCGTCCGTCAATGTTGTAGGTAATTCAGATCTTTTCCGGTTTGGGAAGAAAACGGCAACGATTCTTCCTGAATGGTATTGGGTTTTAACCATTCTCAAACTGTATAGTATGGATCCTCGCCAATATTTCGCCATAAGTGATGCAAAAGAGAAAGCACTTAAGGCAAAATCCTGACCATTCGAGTCCGTCTGTTGTGTTAACACATTAAAAGGAGAAGCCTCCCATGCAAACAACAGTTTTCTGTCTCGGAATAGTAGTTTTGGCACTGTATATCTTCCAATTGTGCTTACACGGGAAAAGATAGAAGCTAGAGATAGTTCATCTTTACCGCTGGGCACCATACAACTTGAGTCTATGGAATTATCTGCAATTTGTGCTAACACGTGAGAATTGTCCTTTCCTTCCGTATTGCCCATTGCACCTGCTGTCTTTGGAGACGTTTGTGTAGGCATTGTTAGGTCTATAGGTTTGCTCCATCCGAAAATGGATGCAACTCCTGAGACCCCACGTGCTACCCAAGACGTTACTTCCGCAACCTTTCCGATGAGAGGAAGGGGTTGAAGTGCATCTCCCAAGTAAGCAACTGCATTGGCAATCCTGCTGACTGGTCCTTCGTGTTCTCCTTCTGTCATTTGTGCTACGAGGTGTGTTGGTGTTTTCTGTTCAGTTCTTGCCATTGCTTTAATCATGCATGCGTATTCAATGTCCTGATAGTGTCGTGTAGTGTAGATAGAGTTGTCAGTTGGGACTGAAAGTGTGGGATTGACGAATCGAGCCCTCACAGTTATGTCCGCCTTTTCAACATCTGAAGGTCCTTTGAGTGGTGATGATACATATAGGCGTACTTCTCCGAAAGCATTCACCACGTCAGTTAATTCCATATGTTCAAGGATGTTCGCATATGGAATTGTCATGCTCATTGTATTACTCTGTTCTAGTTTCAGTATCTTATGGGGTGCAGAAGTTACTGAAGCCATGAATTCGTTACCTTGAGCTCTGAATCGTGACGTGTTGAGTGATTTTGGGAAATAGGCCAGTGTTAATTCTCCCTGTTGGAATGGGTTGGAATTTACTTTTACCTCAATTTCTATGTCAGATCGCATTAACATGAAGTTATTTACTTTCTGGCGGATAGTCGTTGAGTTGTCAAAAATAGCTTGGGGGAAAGAATAATTGGATAAGTAACTTTTCGTATTATTCGTATAAGAAGATTGACTAAGGTGTAAGGGTAAAACAGGGGCATTACCAGTCCATTCTAAATTTTCCACTATCACAAATCTCTCCACGATGTCTTCTATGGAGTGATGCTTTGAATTTGTGTTAGAGGAACCTTTAATATGGGATGGCATTGCGGGAGCTTCAACAGGGGCTTCAAGGTTGGTGGAAATTTGTACTGTATCAGTTGCGTTGTTCATGTTCATATCTTGTTGTAATTGTTCAGCAATGTGGTAGTTTCGACGTGGAGCACACATTAATGCTAGCCACAACCCTGGGTTTATTTAAAGACACACCCTAGTAAATACTAATGTCTAGGCTTTGATTGCAAGCAATCTCCACCTACCTAAGTGATCGCATCACATGAGTTTGGGAATCC